ACTTTCAGATAATCAAAAAATATTCCTTAAAAATGTGCAAAAACTCGGCCATAGAACCTACGTGGCCTATGGTTGGGACGATATTTTAGAAAAAGTTGAAAAAATACTTTAATCACAAAAAAAGGACTTCATATTTTCGCTGTATTGCGATTTCTACAAGCAGCCCCTATCAAAACTCAAATATCTACAAAAACTTAAAAAATGGGGGTTTAAAGTGGAAACAGAGCTAATCATGGAAATTGGGTTATTTTTTTTAATCATAACGTTAATAATAACCTTCTAGGAAAACAAAATGAAAAAATTTGCGTTAATTTTACTCGTTACGATGCTTTTTGGATGCCATCATCACTACAAACAAAAACACAAAAAGCCGATTAAGCAGCAGGTGAAGCAAGAAAAACCAACTCCACAGCCTATCCAAGAAATAGAAGTAAAAATAGAGCCAAAACAGGAGATCGTAGAGCCTGAACCCTTTCGTGAACCAGAACAACCGCAACCCTGGTGGTTTTAGCAAGAATTCGATTAGAGTACGTCTGTTTCGCTACCCTTAATTTTTTCTTGTTACAGTAAAGACAATATCATCAAAATCGTCATCTTCAACGCCATCGTTACAGAAATAACGCTTGCCGTTCGGAATGTCTTCTGAGTACATGGCGGCTCCGTTGCACAGGCCTGCATGCCAGCGACCGCTGTTTGAATAACAAACAACAGATTTTCCCTCAGGGTATTTAATGATTTTTTCATTTTCTAAAGCGGGTTTCGTACCGTCAATCACCACTTTTTGATAGATGGTTTCTTCCCATATATTGTGAATAAAAATATGCTCTTCTTTAGTAAAAACTTGTATTTCAATGTTTTTCACATCTAACACCTCAGAATCTTCCCATAGAAGTACATTACACATTTTTTCGTATTCCATAGGCTCTCCATCTACAACTAGATATCCGTTATATATACTAATAGCAAAGCCTTGTGGATAACGACTGTTTGTGCTTTCTATATTAAATTTGAGAGTTTCTCCATTTTTTATCGGAAACTTGTCTGATAGAAAGATTGTTTGTTTTTTGTAATTTATTGTTCTTGGATAAGGATGTTCTTTTGTCCCTGCTTGTCTGAACAAATCTTTGAAGTTCACAGGTTCTGGACATCTTTCAATTGTCATTTTTGCCATCCTTTTGTCTATTTAATCCTGCTCTAAAACCATCTTTACCCTTGTGTTGATCAACCGTAAGCTCTTCAAAATCAAATAAACCGCCTTCTCTTTGAGGTGGCTCATGGTGAAGTTCTATGCTTTCCCATTTTTGTTTATCTAAATTATAATTTTGAGGAGCAAGTCCCTTTTCCATTCTAGCTATATTTTCTGGAGTTGGTTCGTATTTTAGTTCTTTATTCAATGGCAAGCCATTTTTATGTTTAAATGCCTCATTTTTCCAGTGTCTAGCTCTTACAGTGCTCCAACTCGGAACATCTCCCAAAAGCGTTCTATTGTTAATCGCATCTCCTACTTTCCATCCACAAACGTTGTTGGCTTGAGTTGGAAGCAATTTAGACGAGTCAGCAACTAAAGGCTCTATTTTTGGAGGATTGATTTTTCTTGATTCAAGAAATTCGTCAACTGTTTTGCTAGCTCTATTGATTTCGTTTATATTGCCAGAGGAGATTTTTTTCAAATCAACTGTAGATTCTAAAGACTTAGTTAGACTCTCCATTTCTGAAAGAACAGGAGCATTTTTCCCTATTTTTATAGCTTTGTGGGAAAGCAGAGCTAATCCAATTTCATAGAAGGGCTTGTGATGGTTTTTAATAAACCCTGACTCTACAGCAACTTGACCAGCAGTAGCAATAGCAGTCCACAACGGTCCAAATATTGAAGAAAACCCTGCTTGCTCCAAAACTCTTTTGTATGGGGCGTTTGGCTGAAATTTAATGCCTAGAAGGCTACAACAAAACCTTTGAGATTGCTCTCCAGTTGGAAAAATTTCTTGAAACATTTCTAGAGGGCTATATCTAGGAACATCTTTTAAAGCTTCTATTGTTTCAGGGGAAAGACCTGAATTTTTGGACAAAAGTTTTTTTTCTTTTTCTCTATCTAAGCCTATTTTAGATCTTAGATGATCTCCTACAGCAAGAAAAAAATCTACGCTATCTCGAACCAATCCAAATGACTTAAAAAATCCAGCAAGCAAAGATTCATTAATATTTGCCTGACAACCATCAAAATTGTCTAAAAAAGTTTGAAGCTTGTCATAGTAACTTTTCCTAACAACTGTAGCGTTTTTAATGTCGTAAGTGGCTGTAGGCAAAATATATTTTTTGAAAGCAACTTTGCCTTTGTCAGTTATTTCTGTGAAGCATTTGTCTTTAAAAATTTTTTCGCAATTGCTTTTGTTGTAGCAAAACTGACAAGTACGATAGAAAATTGACCCATTGATGCTTATAGGTTGTTGGTTGGCCGTGACTATCCAATAATCAAAGAAAAAGTCAATGAGCTCATGGTTGCATAGGTTGCAGGGTTCTTTAGAAGGCCAATTGGGATTGTAGTCTCTTTTGTACTTCCATGGGCTATCCGAAGGACCCATAGCCTTGTAGCTTTTGTTTGCTGGAAGAATTGCAACTTTTCTTCCATTCCAAATAGGTGTTGTTTTTTCGTTGATTTCGTCAAATGGTGAGAAGTCTTCTGCACTTACCGCTTCTACTGTCATTTTTTACGCTTGGTTAAATTTTTGCAAAAACTTAACCTACTGAGTGCTAAAATTCAATTTCTTTCTTTAAAGAGATCTTCAAAGGTCACTTCACCGTTGGTTAGCTTGACTATGCGTTGGGCTAGTTTTGCTGATGGATAAGCATCCCCATTAACTATTTTTAAAATAGTTTCATAAGTTACGTCTAATTTTCTTGCAAAAGCACTTTTTGTAGCACAAGTTTTTTCTAAATATTCTTCAAGATTCATAAACATAAGTCTATATTTTTAAGTAATTTAAATAAATATCGATTATAAATCGATAAATATATAGATTAAAAATTAGTCTCATGATATACCTAAGACTAAGAAAGCACAACATAGCAAGAACTTAGGTATGGAAACAAAAAAGCCCCTTCTACGGACTCTAAACAGTAAAAGGGGCTGCATCAAACAAAAAGGATTGATAATGCAAAAGTCAATATATCAAAAAATCACAAAGCTTCAAGAAAAAATTAAAAGCAGCGCAAGTGAAGAAGAAAAAAACCGTCATGTAGAGGAGTTTAACTCATGGGTAGAAACATCCTACTCCTTGAAGAAAAAAGAGGAAGTTAAAGAAAGATTCTGGAAAACTTTCATCCATTCTCTTAGACACATGAACTTTAATGAGGACGAAAATGAGTAAATTAATTGGATACGCAAGAGTAAGCACAAGTGATCAAAATCCAGCGCTGCAAATTGATGCTTTAAAAGCTGCTGGAGTTGCAGAGGAAAATATTTTTGTCGAACACAAATCAGGGAAAAATTTAGATCGCCCTGAGCTCAAAAAATGCTTAGATGCTCTTAAAGAGGGAGATACTTTGATAGTGTGGAAAATGGATAGACTAGGAAGATCCATCAAAGATCTTGTAAACATCATGTCAGATTTAGATGAAAAAAAAGTGAGTGTGAATTTTCTAGATGCTGGATTCATCAATAGAAATAGCGCTATAGGCCAAGCCATGTTCAACATGATTGGGACTATGGCTCAGCTTGAAAGAGATATGATTATAGAGCGAACTAGAGCAGGACTGGCAGCAGCTCGCAAAAGAGGAAAAGTTGGAGGGCGTCCAAAACTACACAAAGCAGACGAGTCCTTTGAGCAAGTAAAAAGGCTTTCAGATGCTGGATACGATGCTAGTGAAATATCAAAAACTCTTGGAATTTCAAAAAGGACTGCGTACCGTCGCCTGTCATCCTGTCATTAGTTTTAACTCTTTTCGACGCTTGCGAATCTCAGTCTTTCGACAATCGTAGGCGTCAATGAGATTATCTATTTCCTCATTAAACATGTTTTTAATGTCTGTAACGTCTTTTTGTAGAGGGCAATAGTCTTTTGAAGGGCAAAACCTACAATGATCACCAGCGATTGCAAAAGAAGTCTTTTCTCTTCTAAACTGAAACACCTGCTTCATTCTTGCTAAATGACGCAAAACAGTCTCCATCTCGGGATACCAGTGCGAACATAGGTCTTTCTGCGTATTCAAGATAGAAAGAACAAAGTTGTCAATTTTCCATTCTTTGTGATTTAGCATGATGAGATTTGCATAGCTTAGTAGTTGAGCGTTGTTTTGAGCACTGACATAGTGAAACCCTGTCTTGTAGTCCACAACATACATAGTTCTTGATTCTCTATTGTAAGCAAAAAGATCTGGAGTCCCTTCAAACCAGTCTTTGTCAATCAATGCTTTGCACTTTTTTTCTATGAAAATAGCGTCGTCACAACTGTCACGTAAAAAGTCATAGTAGGCTCTGCATTGAAGTTCATGCGGCTCAAAATTTCCATCAGCCAAACGCTCATGGTCTTTACTCCTTTTTGCTAAATAGGCTTCTTGTTCTGAAGTTTTTTGCCGCTCTGGTAACCAGAGCGACAAATTACAGTTCAAAAACCTTTCAACGTTAGAGGGTCTAATCTTTACGTTTCTCAAGCTTCTCCATCCTGTCTATGGTTTTTCTATCCATGGCATTTTCGCCATCATCATCTTCATCAGACACCGCCACGCCTGAAAGAGCAGCATATGCATATCGTCTAAGATAGGTGATGTAAGATCCTACCGTTTGAATATCTTGCTTAGGCGGTTGAAAAGGCATAATAGAATCAATGAACTGACCTGAAGAATGCCCGAGTCTTGTAATGAAGTACGTTTTGCCTCCCACTTCTGTCATGAAGCTCAGTACACTAAGTCCATTTGCAGATAGATGGGGTCTTGAAGCTTTGATCACAGAACAAAGGTCAGCATAGTTGCTCTTGAAAAATGGATTTTTGCTATCTTTGATGGCAACTTCCATGTCTCCTTGAGCTTTTGCTAGAGCCTCAAATAGCTGTCCCAAACTGTCAGGAACCATGCCCCTAGGAGGTTGTGGCATTTCAACAATTTTTTGCGCATTATCTTCTTCCATTCTTGAACTCCTCTGCTAAAAATTTCACTGCTGAAATTAAGGGTTCAAATATTTCCGATAAGTCCTCTTTCAAGTTGAACTTGAAATAGTTAGAGAGATATTTTAAACTCTGCTCAACTTTTGGGAGTTCTTTTTGATCTTGCTGTTTAAATTCCATATGTCCTCTTCTTGTTGTATTTCCTGGAACGTGCAAAAGGCATTTTCAAATTTAACCTCCACTTCTCCTTGAGCCCCATGTCTATTCTTGGCTATAATAAGTTTAGACTTGGGGTTGTAGGGGTCGTAGTAACCTTTTCTGAAAATGAAGAATACGCTATCAGCATCCTGTTCAATAGATCCTGAATCACGTAGATCTGAAAGGAACGGCGTTTTATCCGTTCTTTGCTCGACTGAGCGGGAAAGTTGACTCAAGCAGATAATCGGAATATCTAGATCCTTTGCCAAGCACTTAAGTTTTCGAGAGATTTGTGACGTTTTTTCGTAAGGGGACTCTTGTTTTCCTTTAGGGCTATCTATCAACTGCAAATAGTCAATGAAGATTGCCTTGACGTTGTGAAGGGTTTTGAGTTGATAACATTTTGTAGCAAGACTTGCCATGGTATGCGTTCCACTGTCATCGATAAAGATAGGGGAGTTTTCGATCTTTTGAGCGGTTTGCTCTACAAGCTTTAACTCTCTTTCTGAAAGCTCTCCACTTCGAATAGATGCCAATGGTATCCTTGCTTGACTGGAGAACATTCTTTCCATAATCTCTAGATGAGACATCTCTAAAGAAAAAAATCCTACGGGAGTTTGATCAACTATCCCTATATTTTCGAGCATGTTTATTATTAAGGCTGTTTTCCCCATGCCTGGACGTGCAGCCCCTATAATCAAATTAGACGGGGAAAGCCCCCCAAGCTTTTGATCAAAACATTTAAATCCCGTAGGAACCCCTCGGACGGTAAGCCCTTTTTTATTATTATTTTGCCGCTCTTTTATGTTAGCTACGCTTTTGCTCAAAAAGAAACTCAGAGGATTTGTTTCTTTACCACATGCTTTTTTCCTAATCTCATCATAATCGGAGCGGACTTGCTCTAATATGTCTATGACTTCTTCATTGGTAGCCATTTCGATATGATGATTGGCGGTATTAACCACAGCTCTCGCAAGCATCTTGTTTTCAAGTGTTTTTATGCAGTCTTTAAGACTGACTGCCCCTGAATACATTTGAGCGATTTGAGACAGATATTCAATCGGCGCTTCTTGATGTTTTTTAGCCTTTTCTAGCTCATGATGAACAGAAACAAGCCCAACATCATCTGGAGACTCAACAATCCTTCCTATCGCCTCAAAAATAGCCCTATGCCCACTGAGATGAAAGTGATCTGCACTTAGCGTGGATACGCCTTCGGATGCAAACCGATTGTCTTCCATCATGCAAGCCAATGCAAGTTGCTCGGTTAATACGCAATGCGGTTGCGTTGCTAACATAGCCCTCTCCCCTAGATTGTGTTTATGCTGCTATTTCTAAAATTTCACGCACAAACTCGACTATTTTTTTGTCTTTTTGTTTAGACTTTGAGTTAGAAAATTTTCTTGCTTGGCTTCTTAAACGAAAAAACTTCGCTAAAAACCTCTTATTTTTAACAACTCTGCGAAATCTTATAGATTGATGATCTGCATGAATACGTCTTTGCTTAATCTCAACGCCAAACACATCTAAAATCTTTAGAATTTTTTCAGTGATTAGATCATATCTATTTGAAGTGACCCATTTAAAATGGTTTGCTAAATTTCTAGCTTCATTATCTATTTCAGGACTTACGCCAACTATCGTAGTTTTAGGCAAAAAGTCGTTTAATCTAATGTCTTTTTCATGCACTTGAGCACGAAAATATTCAGACGCTGATTCATTTTTAACTACATTATTATCAACAGCTTCTTGAGCCATTTCTTGCAGTTCTTTTTTACTAAAATCATCTTTAGCCATAAAACCTCTTAGGGGGTTAATTATTGAGATATTTGTTCTTGATATTGATCCCATTCAGAGCTTTTACCCTCCAAAGGGGATATAGAAATAACTTTTTCTGGCCTAGCAACGGGAGCAACTTCTCTAATCAGAAATTCCTCTAAGTGACAAATTAACCCGTTTTTGAAAAAACAATTCAAATTAATAGGTTTACGCGGAACATAACCATTTTTAGACCCTACTAACAACAATCCATGGTGCAGCGCGCTATATGTGTTTTGAAGGCCTGAATACTCTTTAGGCTCAAAATATATAGCCGTTTGATACTTAAAGCCCCATGTCTTCATGATATCAATCGTTCTATCTACAAAATTAATCGGTGACCACAACAACGCTAAAGCCTGACAAGCTGTAAATTCCTTCACCGGAATGCTGTTAATCTTTTCTACGGTTCTCGATAACTTAAAGCAATTTGGGCTGTTCTTGTCTATCTCATAGAGATTTGCGTAGACAACCTCATAATCTTCACCAGGAAACTCCTTTTTTGCTTCCTCTACTCTGTGCATTCTTCGTAGATTGTCATATGTAGGATTGATCTTTTTCTTGCCTTCTCTGATCTCTAGAATGTCTTTGACTGAGCCTATCTTTTTAATGGCTTCGTATTTGTCTATTTTGTCTCTGGATACACCAGCAAGCTTTGCTAGTTTTGCGTTAACAGTGTTTTCGTTTTGTCTTTTTCTTTTTTCTGAATATGTTTCTTGTAAACCATACTCGGGAACCCGAGTAACGTTAAAAATTTTTTGAATTTCATCTAGTTCTTCAAAACCACTTAATTCCAAAGGCTTTCCGCTCTTCTGATTCTCAATAGCAATCTTTTGCAACATCTCACGAATCTTAGAAACATTCTCTATCCTATCTATGTCAGTAAAGTTTCGGCGTGAAAATTGATTCAAAAGCATCCATAATTTTACATGATCTTCACTAGCAAAATCTCTATGAACAACCTTAAAATCTAACCCCTGACGTATGCAAATATCATAGCGGTTATGACCATCGATGATGTAGCCATTCCATAGCTCAATAGGATGCTTACAGCCCTCAGAAATAAGACTTTGCTCTAAGGTTTTCTTTTCTTCTTTGGTGAGAGGCTTTAGCAAGTCTCTAAACTCAGGGTATATGTCTACACCTGTTGCGCAATCTTCTTGCTGTTTTACTGCTTCGGTTCTTTGTTGGGGAAATTCTAAAACTTCAACCATCACATCTCCAGTTCATCTAAAGTTTTCTCATAATCAAGCCATACTGCTTGTAGTACTGCCTCACTTCTATCAAAGCCACCCAGCTTCTGAGTCTTGAAAGGGTAGTTGTGTTTCTTGCAGATCTCGTAGCGATAGTGCCCATCAATAATCGTGCCATCTTCAGTGACCAAGATGGGCTGCTGGCAACCAAAGTGCAAAATATCTGCTTCTAAAGCCTTGTATTCTTCTCGAGTCTTCGTAGGGAGTAAGTCTCTAAATTCTTTGCGTATGAAGAGCTCAGGCACTGGCTCTTTAGGCGTTGGGTTTTTTAGTTGGGCGTCAGATGCAAATTTACTCATGTCTTTTCCCTTTTGGTGGTAGGGGAGTTTTGTCTAATTCTGCTTTCAGTTTCTCAAGAGATTCTTTTTCCCAAATCTTTTCCCAACTTTCCTGATTGTCAAAGCAATATTCGGCGACTTTTTTTGTTTTTTCTAGCATGTTCTCACCTGATTTTTTGTTAATATGTCCATGGGATTGCGCATTTTGACTAGCGAAATCGTGAAGCCTGTTGTGCACTTTATGCCACCTAGCTTCAAGCGTTTAAGCGATACCTCTGCGCATTTTGCTGCATGTTGAAAGCCTCTACGGAGAAGCTTTTGAGCAGTATCAATATTTAATTTGAATTTTTGTTGATTGAAGAGCGCTGAAAAGTCTTCCCAAGCCCTCTGTTTAAACTCATTTTCAAAATATTCATTTACTCTCTGAATGCTTGGACTCGAAAAATCTTTCACAAACTCCATTGCCCGCCATTTTCGATATCCTGAAGCCTCGTTTTTGAGCAAATGACTCACAAATTTAAAGAAATTTATTTTTCTATGCCTTCCAAAACCCTTTTTGACCTTGGATTTCACAAGCCTTAACGCTTTTTCAAGCTTCTCAAGATCTCGAAACCACCAAGATGGTGCACCTTTTGCGAACTTTTCGAATCCATGACGCCTCAAAACCTCCAATTTGACCGAAGGTCTGCCGGGCGAAGCCTTAGCAAACTCTTTAGAGTTCTTATTTGTGTTACTCTTTGTGGGGAACAACCTTTTCTTAGGAGAAGATTTTTGACGTGTCTTAGAATTTTGACAAGTCTTTTTTTCAGACATAACATTAATTATCAGATCTTTACAAACCTTTTTAACAACAACTCTTACACCGGGAATTAAGTGTTTTTTTGGGCTGAAGTTTTTACCTCTTGAATATTTGTTTTTCCCAGATATTCCAAATTTGTAGCAGGTATTTTCGATTACAATAACCTTTGCTGCTGCATTTTCTTTAGCAACAATTTTAGCGAACTTTTTAGAACAACCAACAACTTCCGCCATCTCTTTATAGGAAAGGGGAGCTTTGTCGCATGCCTGAATGTGGGTCAGGAGTTGTTTTTTTGTGTAGGGAGGTTGTGTTTTATTCTGATGTGTTTTAATATTTAATCACTTTAAACTATTCGACGTGGTAATTGAACAGTTTGTTATTAAGGCCAGCTTCTAAGTTGGCCTTTCTTATTTTTATTCTAGTTTATTAAGAAAAGTTCTTACTTCTAACTTACGGAAGAATTCAAAGACTTAAAAATTTTCCTGATTAAATTTTATTAGTAACATAAAAAATCTTTTTTGTCAAGGTTTTTTCTTGATTTAAATTCTTTTTTTTGGTAGCGTTTAAAAATTTACCTTGACTTTTATTATGGTTTCTGTTATAAGTGAGCGTAAGACAGAAGGTTACGAAAGGGGGTAATAT